TCTTTTACATCCAAAAGAGCAAGACCACCAGTAATAGCAGTACCTACAATACCTGCTCTTCCAGCAAATTTTCTAATTTTTTGAACTTTATCACCTTTAAATTCTTTTGTCGTGGGTTTTCCATCTTCACCAGCGACCATCATTTTACCACTTTTACTTCTTACTGGGTCGCCTGGTTTTACTGTTGTTTTTCCAACATTACTAGCAGGCGGTTTTTTTCCTAAAAAACCTAATGTACCAAGGCGTAATGCAGTTCCAAGCACTTTTTTAATACCTAAAAACATCAGACCTATTGCACCTACAAGCACACCAAGACCTATCGCAAGTTCTGTCGCAAACGATTTAACAAATTTTTTCACTACACCAATTATATCATCTTTAAGTTTTGTTGCACCCTCTTCAAAGGTCAACCCTTCAAATGATTTAATATATGCTCTTATCCCTTTTTCAACTTTGTTAATTATCTCTATCATTTTTTCAAAAGCAGGACTGTCTATAAATTTTTGTAATAAAATAAGTGCTCCTAACAACAAACCACCTTTAAATAATCCTTTTAATATAGCACCTACTGTGCTTAATGCTCCCATTGTAGCTGTATCTAATAAACCAAAAGTTTTACCTACGAAATCTTTAACACTTCCCATAAATCCAGTAATTTTTTTCATAACTCTTTTAAAATCATTTCTGTCCTCTTGTCTTTGTTGTAGTGGTTGTATTAAACCCTTTAATTTTTCATCTCTTTCATCAGTTAACTTTTGATTTAATTTTTGACCCTCTGTAACACTTATAATACCTTCGTTTACTCTTGCATTTATATCAAGATGTGCTTTTTCATATTCTTCTTCAACTTTATCTCTATCTTTTGCGTTCTGAATACCTGCTAATAATATTTCATTACCTTTTTCTATTTCTTCTCTTGTCTTTTCTTGCAATTCATCATTATCAAACAAACCCTCTTTTCTATCTAAAGTCTCTCTTCTTTTGTATAGATTTCTATCATTTGCTATTTCTGGGAGAGCATCTAAAGCTCTCTCAGCAAGAGTATCATCCTCAATATTTTGGTCAATGATAGTTTGTAACTTTGTATTTGTTTCAATTTGTCTTTTAATAAGTTCTTGAAAATTTTTTGATGTTGCATCAGCCATTATTTTTTCTTCTCTGTTTTCTTTTCTACATATGCGTTTGCACCGAAATATGCGGCGACTAGTGCTGAGATTGCAACAAAATATGTTGGTGCAATATCAGAAATTAATTTTGCAGCTGTATCTTGTCCTAACATCGCAGTAATTAATATACCACTAGGATAAAACAACATACCAAACAATGCAAACCAAGTCATTCTTCTCATAGCATCTCTACGAGCATCTGCATCTTCTAATTCTTTTCTTTTAAATTCCAAATCCATCTCCAGTTCTTTTTGAGTGATGTGTCCATCACCATTCAAATCCTTTTTAGCGACCTCTGGGTCAACTGTTTTAGGTATTTTGTTGTTGTTGTTTAAGTCGTTCATTTTCCTCTCTTATATGTTCGTTTAATAATCCTACATATATTTCTCTTTCCCAAGGCACCATATTTTCTAATTCTATCAAACTGTATTTATGATGTTGCATCATTGCGAAGTTAGTTTTAAAATGATTCTCAAGAGTATCGTGAGAAAGAGCTATATAAAAAAACTATTCAAACCCTCCAGTCTTACTTTTGAAGAAACATTTGTGTTTGGATTATTAACTTCTACATCTTTGTATAATTTTGGTATATTATCAAAGAATGTTCTTACTTTATTAAATTGTGTAGAAGACAAACTTTCAATAAAATCTTTACTTTCTTTATCGTTAAAGTCTGATTTTTCATACACTTTCTCACCATCTATAACTCTATGCACACAATTTACTATGATTTGAAACAAGTCATCCATACTAGGATTTTTAAAATCATTTAAGTGTGATAAATCATCAATAGATGGATATCTAAATTCTATTGCAATATTATCATCTAATCTAACTAAATTACTATCTGGTAAAGGTTTATCTACTTGTAAATCAGTGAGATTTATTTCTTTTGTTACATATGTGTTTTCTTCATCTGGACATTTAATTGAAACTTTAGTAGTTTCACCAGATGATTTTGCACGAATATTTACAAATAAATATTCTAAATCTGCCATAGGTATTGCACCACTTTTTAATGTGTTGTTTGTGCAATTTTCTATAAGATTTTTTACTGCGTTTATAATATCTTTCTGTTCACCAGTTTCATTCGCAATCATAAGATTTTTTTCTTCTTTTACTAAGTATGGTCTATACTTAATATCAAGTTGAGAAACTGGTAATTTTATGTCATAAGTTGACACTTCAAATTTAGGCAAAGCCATAATGTACTCCTTTATCTAACAAATTTACCGATAGTATTACCAACACCACCAGTGATTATATCTGCGGCTGAACCAGCGGTTGCAATCGCAGTTGGTGACGCACCAGACTTACCAAGAATATCATAAAGAACACCTTTAGGACTTATGATACTGTATCTGGAATCATCCCCAATAAATACATCTGAACCTTTTAATCTTAAACTCTTATCTGCAAGACTATCATCAACACCTTCTTCTTTGATAGTGTGCCACTCTCTATATGCAAGTTCAACTGTTACTCTTTGTAATTCAGTAGACGCTTGGTTTAAATCTTGAGGCGCAATAGATTTAGGCCAAACTTCTTTTATTGAAACACCATAACTTGTCTTTTCTTCTTTTGCACCAGTAAATGCAAGAAAATTAAATGGTATAACTGTATTACTACCTTTACCCATTTGAAAAATATCTAACTCACCAATGTAATTGTTATAATAGTTTAGATTATGATTTAATGGGTTGTATATATTTTTCATCCACATTTCAAAGAATCTTTTTTCAGACATATCTGCATTACATAAAAATGTTGCTTGTAAAGCTGCATATTGACCAACACCTTGAGGTAGTTCTCTTGGTGGGCCATAAATATTTTCGTCTGGTGCAGAACGAATATTTCTGCCTGGAAACTGTAAATTTTCTGCTCTTAAACTGACATAACGATTACTTTCACCAGTAAATAATTTACACTTTAAAAATATCTCAAATCTATTTTGTTGTGCTTGTTCTCTACCATATAAAGAACTTTTAAAATCTCTTAATGAAAATACCATTAGATTGCTTTCCTACTATCCGACCACACTTTACTTGCAGATGATTTTCTAAATCTCTGTACTGGTAACATAATTGCAGTCATAAAATCTTCTTCTTCTAATTTTCTAAATCTACTTCTAACATTAGTATTTAAGTACCTTTTCAAAGTTGGTTTCACAAGTTTTACATTTTTTAATGCACTATAATTTGCATTTGGGTCTAAACGACTTAATAATCTAGCTCTAAGTGCATATGGTAAGTAGTGAAAATTAATTCCTAAAAATCCATCTCTATATCTTTCTATTGGTAATACCAATGGAAATGTATCATAATATGGTAATTTGTTTTTCAATTTAGGGTCGTATATAAACATATTCAATGCACCAAAATTAACTCTACCAGTTATCTTTCCATCTCTTATGAGTTGTGCTTGAGATGGTGTACCAAGTTCTTTTATGCGATTACGATACCATTGATATGGTTCTTTACCACTTTTCCTTAACTTTGATATTTCGTCAAATATACTCATTTATTATATTTATAACTGGGATTGAGGTGGTCTTCGGTCAATATTACAAAATCCATATTTCTATCTCTACAATATTCTCTTGCAGCTTTCCATTTTGCAGTATTCTTTCCCCACTCGTAAACTTCTCTTACAAATGATTTAGTTTTTCTTTTAGGTATTTTAGGTTCAACAGTATATTTCTTAGGTTTGACTTCTATAATCATTTTTCTTAGTTTACCATCTGCCCTTTTGACTTTTACATAGAAATCTGGGAAATATCGGTGAATTCTACCGTCTGTGGGTAAACGATAAGGTATTATTAGTTCTTCTGACCCCCACTCTAATATTCTAGGATTTTTATCACAATACACCATAAATTTGCGTTCCCACAAACTTCTGTAATAAATAGTAGTAGGATTACCTTTATACTTTTTTTTGTTAGAGGGAATATAACGACCACTATAACTCATAGGAATATTTATATGGTTCTAAATTATAGAGACATCGCAATGGGAACTAATAGTAATGAAGAAATTACTAATGAATCACAAAATAACCCATTTACAGAAAGAGTTAGTCTTGACCAAAATATTAGAAAAAATAAATTTAGTCAAGAAATCTTACAATATCCTTTAAACGCTGGTAATGATGGTGGTATGACACCAGCTGGACATCACATACAATTTGAGATATTAGAACAAGATGTGGGTTCAATAAAATTTGGTGAGTTACCAAAACAAACTACTGATGAAGTTTTAGATATAAATGCACTTATTAGTAATTCTGCTGTTGCAAGAGATGTTGTTGTAAGTAAAAATGGTTCTGTGTTTACTCTAGTTCCAGCATTATCAGAGAAAGCACAAAATGCATTAGATGAAGGTAGAGGAAGTAGGGCAGCACAAGAAATGGGTCGTAATCCATTTATCACTGGTGCAGCTGAAGTAAAAAGAATTCAACAACAAAATGTTAGAATTAGAAACCAAACATTTGCAAGAGCACCAGTTAGTAGATTACAAAGTTTGATAAAGTTGTTTATGCCACCTACTGTTGAAGTATCATATGACCCACAATATTCTGATGAGGAAATAGGTGTTGCGACAACTGCTGTGATGGGTGCGATTGACCAGTTTAATAAAGCAAAAGAAGGTGAAAAAGTTGGAGCAGCAACCAAAGAATTATTAAAAAATCAAAGACTCCCTGAAAAATTACTCATAGGTGCTGCTGACACTGTCGCAAAAGGTTTTAAAGAGATATTATTTGCAAGGTCTGGTAAGGTTGTAAATAACAGATTAGAATTAATTTTTTCTGGTTTAGCAAAAAGAAATTTTACATTTAATTTTAAATTTCTACCTAAAAGTTCACAAGAGGCAAGAGCTGTTTATAATATCATTAGAAGATTTAAATTTCATATGTTACCAGAAATTATAGGTGATGTAACAACATCAAGAACATTTGTAACTCCAGATGTTTTTGATATAAAATATATGATGAGTGATGGTAAAGAAAATGAATACATCAACAAAATATCAACTTGTGTACTAGAAAATATGAATGTAAAATATGGTGGTGATAGATATCAAACATTTGACCCATCTATGGCAGAGGCAGGAACACCAGATGGATTGAAAGCACCTCCAGTACAAACAGAAATGACACTTCAATTTAAAGAGCTAGAAATAGTTACACAGAATAATGTACTTGCAAGGGGTTTTTAATGGCATACTTTCAGAACTTTGAAACATTAGTATATGATGTAGTAGGTGATGGTAATCCAAAATTATTTACTCATCTTTTAAGAAGAGTTAAAATTAATGATTTAGTAAAAGATAATGTTTTATTATTTGATTTTTATCAAGTCAAACCAGGCGAAAAACCAGAAGATGTTGCATTTGATTTTTATGGTAGTGCAGAATTACATTGGTTAGTATTGTATGCAAATAATATAGTTGATAGATATCATCAGTGGCCTATGAGTGTTAGGGCATTTGAAGAATATCTAAGTGAAAAATATGCAAATCCACTTGCAACACATCATTTTGAAATAAGTCAAAAGTCTGGCGATACAACTGTAAAAATAAATATAGGTTTAGATTCTACTGGACATAGTGGTGATACAGTAAGTGCAGTAACAAATAGAGAGTATGAAGAAAATTTGCAAACTGAATATAGTAAAATAAGATTAGTGAGAAAAGAATTTGTAAATCAAATTAGGAAAGAACTTAGAACTTTATTACAAAGTGATGGATAATGGTACAAAATAATTATAATTATAGTGGAACATTTGAAGTTGAAGAGTGTAAAATATTAACTCATCACGGAGAACCGCTTGACCTTGTACAAGCTCTCGTTGCAATCAGTGTTTTTGAAGACATAAATCAAGGATTTCTTACTTGTCATATAACTGTTCTTGATACTAATGATATAGTTTTAAGAGATTCATTAGTGGGTAACGAGTTTTGTTATTTAAAAATTGTAACACCATCAGATGAAGATGTTTCTTTAGATTTCACAAAAGACCCACTTATTGTTACATCAATAAGACAAGCAGATGAGGGACAAGGAAGAATAGTATCTTTTACTCTTGCAACAAGAGAGTTTATGAGAAATTCAAGAACCAGAATATCTCAAAGTTTTTCTGGTAATATGTCAGAGATAGTTCGTAGATTAGTAAAAGAGAAACAATTTTTAGGTAGTGATAAAAAATTTATAACTGATGATAGTGTTGGTTTAGAAAAAGTTGTTATTCCTAATTTACGACCTTTAAGTGCGATACAGATGATTGCACAAAGAGCTAAAACAAAAAAAGATTT